TCAAAATGTTCTATCGGTTTCCACACACCTCCCAAAAGAATTTAATTTAGAAAAATATATAGATTATGATATGCAATTTGATAAAGCCTTTTTACAACCTATTAAAAATATATTAGATGCTATTGGATGGAAAACGGAAAAAAGAGGTACTTTAGAATCTTTCTTTTAGGAGTATATAATGACTGAAGTTAAAAATATTGTTAAACATTTAATAAAGGTAACTGAAAATGATTTTGCTAGCGTGGTATCCTCTGGTATTGTTGGTGATTGTTCTACTTTTGTGGATACAGGTTCATATTCATTAAACGCATTATTGTCTGGTTCATTATATGGTGGTGTACCATCTAACAAGATAACTTGTTTAGCTGGTTCAGAGGCAGTTGGTAAAACATTCTTTGCATTAAGTATAGCTAAAAATTATTTGAATAAAGATAAAAGTAATATTATTCTTTACTTTGAGAGTGAAGGTGCATTGACATCTGATATGATTAAAGAGAGAGGATTAGATCCTAACAGATTTATTGTATTACCAGTTGCAACAGTAGAAGAATTTAAAACACAAGCAATCAAGATAATTGATAATATGGATAAAGATTATCAAGTTATGATGTTTCTTGATTCTCTTGGTAATTTATCTACACGAAAAGAGATGGAAGATTCGGCGAGTGGTTCTGATAAAAGAGATATGACCCGTGCGCCAGCTGTTCGATCAGCCTTTAGAACTCTTGCGTTGAAATTAGCACAAGCAAATATTCCTCTTATCATAACAAATCATACTTATGATAAAGTAGGGAGTATGTTTCCATCTAAAGAAATTTCTGGTGGAGGTGGGATTAAGTATGCAGCATCAGTTATTGTAACACTTGGTAAAAGAAAAGTTAAAGATGGTACTGAGGTATTAGGAAATATTGTTAAGATGAAATTGGTTAAAGGAAGAATGACCAAAGAAGAATCAATTACAGAAACTATGTTAGATTATAAAAAAGGATTAGATAAGTATTATGGTTTAGTTGCACTTGCAGAGAAATATGATATATTCAAGAAAGTTTCAACTAGATTTGAAACTCCAGCTGGAAAAGCTTTTGAGAAAACTATTGTGAATGATCCCGAGAAGTATTTTACAGAGGATGTAATGGGTAAGTTAGAAGAAGTAGCTAAGAAAGAATTTTCATATGGGTCGAGTGAATGATTACATTTCCTAAACAGAAAACAATAGAAACAAATAGAACTTATAAAGCTTGGAAAGTATATCATGCTTTATATTTACATTTTACTACAACATCATACGATTATTTTAAATATTGTGGAAATGCGTCATGGGGTACAATCGAATCTATGGAAAAGTATTTTGCCAAGTTTGAGAGTCGTACAGGGTTTTCATGGCAACGAGGATTTTTTACTACATTAGGTAAAAAATATGTTAATGAAGTTGATTTAATTTTTTATTATTTATCACAATTTACAAAAGGTAAATTACATCCACCAGAATTTCAGGATGATTATTTTGATGAATATAAAGAAAGAATGACTACATTTTCTATTTATTTAAAAAAAGATATTAAAGTTATTGTAGAATATTTAAAAGAATATGATATAAAGTTTAATGATTTATTTCTTTGTGATGAAATTAATCATCCACCTATATTAAAGTTGTTATTAGGAAATGATATTTCATTAGAAACTTTTACTGTATTAGATATTTGTTTAGAGTTTGTTAAAAATATTGATGAAAAATTAATTGATCCTATTTGGAGAGATCAAAAAACATTATGTTATAATTATAAACCGTTTTTAGAAATAAATGTAAAAGAGAGTCGTGAATTAATAAGAGGTGTATTAAGTGAAAATAGATTTTAAGACAGGTACAGTTTATTATCCTACAGAGGAACAACAGTTTAAAGATTCTTTAGAAGATTTAAAGATTAAGGATGATGAAATTAATGAAGAACAACCTACATTTACAAAAACGATACATGCTGGATTACCATATGCAAGACTTAAATATTTGTTCTTTTGTTTATGTATGGTGTTAGATGGAATGATTGGTATTATTTCTTTAGGTCAAACACAAAGTATTATGGCTAATAAGTTTTTACTGTCGAAGTGGATTTATAAAGGAGAATAATATAGATGAGGATAGAGCAGTTAATATTAGAAAATTTAATACATGACAATGAGTATGCTGGAATGGTATCGGTCTTTTTAAAGTCAGAATATTTTAGAGCTACACCAGAGAAAATTATTTTTACACAAATACAAGAGTATATAACAGAATATAATAAACCACCAGAAATAAAAACACTTGAATCACTTATAACTAATAGAACAGATTTAAATGAAAGTTTGTTTGGTAATTGTAAAGAGGTTTTAAAAGGTTTAGGAAATAGTAAATCAAATGATCCAGAATGGTTATTATATGAAACAGAAAAGTGGGCAAAAGATGCTGCTGTATATAATGGTATTGTAGATTCGATTGCTATTTTAGAAGGTAAAGATACAAATAGACCAAAAGATGCAATACCAGATATGTTGACGGATGCACTTGGAGTATCTTTAGATCAAAGTGTTGGTCATAATTATATTGAAGATGCAACAGATAGATGGGATTTTTATCATAAAAGAGAACAAAAATTTCCATTTAATTTAGAGATTCTTGATAAAATTACTAATGGTGGAATATCACCAAAAACTTTAACAGTATTTTTAGGTGGTACAGGAGTAGGTAAAACATTAGTCAAGACTCATTTGGCATCTGAATATATTAAACAGGGATTTGATGTTTTGTATATTACAATGGAAATGGCACAGGAAAGAATAGCAGAAAGAATTGATGCTAATTTGTTAGATATTGACTTAGATCAAATTCAACATTTACCGAGAGATTCATTTAATAAAAAAATTGAAAAGATGATGAACTCTACTAGAAATTTTGGACAATTAATTATTAAAGAATATCCTACTTCAGGTGCGCATGTTGGTAATTTTCGTGCTTTGTTGAGAGAGTTGAAAATAAAGAAACGATTTACACCACAAATTATTATATTAGATTATTTAAATATATGTGCATCTAGTAGAGTAAAGTGGACATCAAATATGAATACTTATGTTTATATCAAATCCATAGCAGAGGAAATTCGTGGTTTTGCAGTTGAATCAAATACTCCTGTTATCACAAGTTCACAGTTAAATCGTGAAGGATATATGAGTTCTGATCCTGATATGTCAAATATATCTGAATCATTTGGTTTACCAGCAACTGCTGATTTGATGATGGCAATAGTTGCAAAAGAAGATGCTGGGAGTCAACAACTTATGTTTAAGCAATTGAAGAATCGTTATAGTGATGTTACTTATAACTCAAAATTTATGATTAGTATTAATAAAAAACGTATGAGATTGGAGAGTATTTCACAGGATAAACAACCGGTATTAGCTGATGGAGGTTCTACTACTTCATATGCTAAAAATACGCAAGTTAGTTCCTCAGATACTCCATTTTTGAAGCAACATAAAGACGTTAAAATAGCACCATTGACGGCAAATAGACCAATTAAACCCGTTTTAGATGATTGGAAAATTTAATCAAATGTTGAATTATTATAAATAATAGGTAATATATACTATAAATACAGATATATGAAAGAAAAATCAATTATAGAATTGTTCAAAGATTCTGCATCAAAATTAGCTAAGAAAAAAGGAAAGAGTCAGAATAGTATTTTTATGTTGGGTGGATTTGACGATATTGAACATTATAAACTTTGTCCTTTTCGTTCCATTTCCGTAGAGGATTGTCCTCTATGTACCATAGATAGATTAAAAAAACTATGAAGTCATTTAAAACTTTTAGAGAAGAAAAACATTTAAAGAATTTATTTGAGGCTACTGATCTTTCTACTGCTATGGAAACAGTTATTGGTATTTGTTATCAAGCTGCATCTGCCGGTGGTAAAAAGGGTAAAGATATTTTGTTAGATGCTATGGCAAATAATAAAGAATTTAAAAAAGCAAATTCTGTTTGGGATAAAGGTAAAGAAGAAGATAGTATTAAAGGGTTAATGAAATTTGGAAAGAATGTTTCGGATGTAGTTCAAGGTGATGGAACATATCAAATCCAAGCTAAAGGTAAATTAACTCCTCAATGGTCAGAGTGGGCAAATAAAAAAGGATCAGATACTTCTAAGACAGATATTGTTATAGGAGGTTATAAGTATTCTGTTAAGAATGCAGACGGCGCTCAGTTGATGTCAGGAAAAAAAGGTGAGTCAATTGCAACTGCTAACGCAGCTGCTAAGACAGCAAAAATTGATGCTGTAAAAACTTTAACTGATTCTATGTCTAAATTAGAAGAAGCAACAACAAAAGGTTATTATGCTTCTGTTAAAGTAATGAAAAGATTTAGAGACACTAATCCACGTGCTACTGATAGTATGCAAAAATGGGCAGAGAAAGAAGTTAAGCGTTGGGAGAAATTAAAAAAACAATTAGAGAAAGAAAAGAATCCTAAAAAGGCCGCAATACTTAAAAAATCAATTAAGGCTGCTAATCCTAGTAAAGAGATGAAGCAGATGGCAACAGCGAAAGGTAAAGCTAATGCTAAATTAGCACCTACATATATTGCTAAAGAAAATAAAAAACTTCTTAAAAATATGGATACAATTTTTAAGGATAATCAAGAAGAAGTTAAGAAAAAATTAAAAGCTTTATTTAAAAAGAATGAATTATTTAAATTGGGATTTGTTTATGAAGCAGCATCTGGTTCACAGAAATTTGGAAAGAGTGCAGTACAGACAGCAGAGTATATGTTTGTTTGGAAACCAAAAGGAATGGTTGAAGATTTCTTAATTAAAGAACATGAGATTAAGGGACCTAATTCAAAAACAATTAAAGAATATGCCGATCAAGTTAATATAGATGTTAATTGGAAAGGTTCTTCAACATCAAATCATTTAGGTTATAATATATATCAGAATGTAAGATTGGGTGTAAAAGAAGTACAGTTTGAATCTAATGATTTGTTTGAAAATTATATTAAACAATATGATATTTATCAAAATTATTTAGAAGAAAATGCTATAACTGAAGGAGCATTTTTTGATCGAATTAAATCATTAGCTACAAAGTTAATGGATGGTATTAAGAAAGTTTGGAATAAATTTGTAGGTATTATTAAAGAGGCTATATCAAAAATTAAAGAATATGCAGATGCCGGTATTATGGCTTTAGGAAATATGTTTGGATTGGAAATGGATGTACAAGACAACATATTAAATAAAAATAATTTGACATTGACTATATAATGAAATCGTTTAGAAGATTATTGAATGAAGATAGAAGAACGCACATGGAGCATCTTGAAGATGAGATCATCAACAATGGTGTGAAAGGTGCAACTACAGCAATTCAGTTTTTAAAATCTCTCAATACTATGTTAATAGGAGGGAAAAGTAAAACGAATGTAACTGTAAAATGGGATGGCGCACCCGCAATTTATGCTGGTATAAATCCTGAGAACGGAAAGTTTTTTGTAGCAACAAAAGCCCTTTTTAATAAGGTTCCTAAAATTAATTATACAGTAGCTGATGTTGAAGCTAATCATGGTACACAAGGACCTTCAGATAAACTCAAAGCTGCCATAAAAACTTTACCCGATCTTGGTATGGAAGGCATTTATCAAGGTGATATTATGTTTTCTAAGGGTGATTTAACCAAACAGAAAATTGATGGTGCGAGCTGTTTAACATTTACACCAAATACTATCACTTATGCTGTTCCAGAAGATAGTGATTTGGCTTCTCAAATGAGAAAAGCAACTCTAGGAGTTGTGTGGCATACGAAGTATACAGGAGATACTATTAGTTCTTTGAAAGCATCTTATGGTGTTGATTCAAGTATTTTTAGAAAAACTAAAAAAGTTTGGTTTGATGATGCATATGTTGATACTGCTAATGCCGCAACTTTTACACCAAAAGAAACTAAGCAACTTGAGAAAAAAATAAATCAGATTGCTGGTGCAGCTGTTAAGGCTGGGAAGTTTCTAAATGTGTTAGCAAAAGAGACTGCTGAAAATTCTAAGTGGGGAATAGCTCCTCTTTTGAAAATCTTTTTTAATACTAAAGTTCGTAGTGGAATAAAAATAGAAGATACTAAAAAACTTGTTCAAGAGTTTGATAAGTATTATATGGACAGAGTATCTAAAGAGATTGCTTCTAAGAAAACACCTCAAGGTAAAAAGTCTTATCAAGAAGTAAAGAGAGAATCTAAAAAAGTTTTAAAAAGATTTAAAACTGAAGTTTATTTTACGATAGCAACATACTTGGGTATACTTGAAGCAAAAGAAATGGTTGTTAGAAAATTACAAACCATTCAAGGTATCGGAACATTTTTAAAAACTGGTAGTGGTTATAAAGTTACAGCACCAGAAGGTTTTGTTGCTATTAATTCTAAAGATGGTAATGCAGTTAAGTTAGTCGATAGACTTGAATTTTCTCATGCCAATTTTACTATTGCAAAGGATTGGGTTAAGGGTTGAAATACTTTGAAAAATTACCTTTAATATTTGATGAACAAAAACTTGTAGTTGCATTGGAACAAGTTTTAAAAATAGCACCTTGGCCAGATCAAGTTTTAAATGCTGATAAAAAATATCATCAGATTTGTTTGACAAAAAAAGATTTTCAAGAAGCTCCAGAATGTTTTTATGAAGGTACTGGTGGTGTTTATCGAACAATGGTTGATGGACAAGAAGTTATTAGACAACAAGAACTTGATGAAAGAGATTATGGTACTTTTATACCAGAATTAAATCATACATATTTTAAAGAAGTTTATGATACTTTAAATGAATATGTTGGTAAAAAATATGAAGGTCAGTTGGGTCGTGTGCGTTTAATTAAATCTATACCAAGAACATCATTGTCTTGGCATCGAGATCCTGAACCAAGAATCCATGTTCCTATTATTACAAACATAGGTGCTAAGATGGTTATTGAAGATGAGGTAAAACATTTACCTGTTGGTAGAGCTTGGTACACAAATACAATTCATTATCATAGTCAATTTAATGGTGGTGAAAGAGATCGTGTTCATTTGGTAACATCTGTTGCCCGTAAATTGGATTGGTGGACAATGGGATAATATGAGACATTTTGAAAAATTACCTTTTTCTTTTGATATATATAAATTAACAGATGCTTTAAATCAAGTTGTAGAAATTGTACAGTTTCCTGAAGATATAAGATTTTATAAACCATTTAAACCACCTGTATTTTTAAATGAAGGAAAATTATATTATCAACTTGCATTAACTAAAAGACCACATGATTCTGTACCAGAATGTTTTTATATTAATTCAAAAGCATATGGTATAGGTGGTGAGAATGAAGCTGATTATTGTGATTTTATTCCTGAGTTTAATCATACTTATTTTAAAGAAGTATATGATACTTTAACAGAATATGTTAAAGAAAAATGGAATACAAGATTAGGAAGGATTAGATTAATACAATCAAATCCAGGTGTTTGTTTAGCATGGCATGCAGATGTTGAAGATAAAATTCATGTTCCTATTATTACTAATGAAGGTTCAAGAATGGCTATTGAAGATGAAATTATGCACATACCTTTAGGTGAAACTTGGAGAACTAATACTACTAAATATCACAGTCAGTTTAATGGTGGGTCAACAGATCGAATACATCTTATAGCTGCTATTGTACCAACAAAAGATTATTGGTTACAAACTTCATCAGAATGGATTTATGATAATTCATCATTTAACAATCCTTCTGCACATGGGATAATAAGATAATGACTATTGGAAAAAGTATAACATATGTAAGTAAAGATATATTGATAAAAATGCGTGATGAAATTGATAGGATGATTCAAAATTATATAGAATATGAGTATGGTTTTCTGAAAGATGATAAAAAAGATTATAAATACTCTTGTCCTTGGGAGGAAATAAAAAGAGGGAATGACTACTACTGATAATCGGGTTAATATTAGATCAAGATTTTGTGCGATATGTGATTCACAATTTAGATGGCAATGTACTTGTCCAAATAATAGAGTAATGGCTAAACAGAAAAATCAAAGTTTTAAACAGGGAAAGAGATATAAAGGTAAAAAAGCATTAGAATATTGTATGCAACCAGAGGAAAAAAAAGATGAAGAACTTTAAAGATTTCACAGAAGCAAAAATGACGCGTCAACATTTTCAAATGATTGCAGATGTTATTTCAGGTTTAGATATTAATATAAGTATTAAAAAGGATATTGCGGAGAAGTTTGCTGATGCTCTTTCTAATACTAATCCTGGATTTAAACGAGATTATTTTATTAAGGCTGCAAAATAAATATGTTGAGTTTTAAAGAATTTTTTACAGAAGCCGTTGGTGATTCTGTTGTATTCACTTTTGGTAGAATGAATCCTCCTACAGTTGGCCATGGAAAGCTGATTGATAAAGTATTATCAGTTGCGAAACAAAGAGGAGCAAAACCAATTATCTATCCTTCTAAAACAGAAGATGATAATAAGAATCCATTACCTTTTAAGATGAAAGTTAAAGTTTTAAGAGATGTTTATGGAAGAATTGTTAATACAGATAGAGCTGTAAAAAATCCTTTTGATGTGTTAGATCAATTAGATGATAAAAAAGTATCTAATGTAACTTTTGTTGTTGGTAGTGATCGTGTTCGTGAATTTACAAAAAATATGAATAATCATATTAAAAGAAATTTAAGTAATATAAAAGACTTTTCTGTTGTTTCTGCTGGAGAAAGAGATCCTGATGCATCTGGTGTAAGTGGTATGTCTGGTTCAAAGATGCGTTCGTTTGTCCAGCAAGATAAATTTGATTCATTCCGAAAAGGATTATTAACCAGAAGTAGCAAACTGGCTAAAACAGTTTTTTCTCTATTAAAAAAGAAACAAACATAAGAGAGGGTATTATGGCAAAAACATATTCACAGTTTAAAAAGAGTTTAATGAATGAGGATGGAATGATGAATGGGGACGATGGACTAGAGAACCCGGCAACAACGGTTCATTACGGTCCGAATGATCCGGAAATTGATCGCACAGCTAGTGTGACAATGACAGTCCCTAAATATCGACTTAGTGAAAGTGAGAAGGGGTGTAATCACACTTGTTCTCATTGGAGAGATCAAACCTGGTGTAATGAATATAAGTTTAAGTGCGATCCGGATTATATTTGCGACTCATGGAACGATTCGGGGATTTGATTCTTATTAATAAAACTAACTAAAGATAAACAATAAAGGAGAGCGTCATGGCACCTTGGATGTATAAGGGAATCTGGTTCTTATTGGGCTGGAGCGTTGCAGGCTGGTTATATCATTAATCTTGTGAGAGTATCATGGTTTAATAACTTGTATATATAAAAACTGTTAAACACAGGAGAAATGAAATGGAAGCAATGATTTTAGGTTGGGCTCAGACTCAATCTTGGTGGGGGATAGCAACGACTGTTGTTGTTATCGCCAATGGGGTTACAATGACTCTTAGGGATAGATATGCAGAGCAAATTCCGATACTTGGAA